ATCAAAAGATGCAGTGTCTCTAAAACCCCTAGACTCCAAAGGTGTTTACGAGAGATGGTGTGCAGCAGTCGGAAAAGGTGGTCTCAGTTTGACAGCTGGACTACCTGTATGGCAAAGTTTCTATCGTAGGTTTGTACGTCTCTCAAATGGTGCAAACCCTCTTAGTGATCCAACTCTTGAAGGTGGTTTTTGGAGGCTATCAAAAGGAATGAATAGGGCCGAGTCTGATTTGATATCAGATGAGGCTAGATTCTCATTTTGGCTAGCCTTCAAAATAACCCCTTCCGAACAAGAGGCTCTGGAACATTATTACGATAACCTCGATATGAGTGCCGATGAGGAGATTGAACGCTTTGCGGTCATTCCTCTTAGAGGCGACAACCCCTGGTAAACCGGGGAGGCCTGGGCATGCCGTAACAACTGCCCATGGGTCCTATGAAGTAATTCCCCAAAACTATTACTTTAGTGCTAAACAAAATGCCAAGAGACTGCACGGCGGAGTATGGTATTCATAGGATGTACAGTCCCCGCGTCACGGGGATCCATATTATGACTAAGAAAAATAAAAGAAATGTAACAAATTCCCTCCAACAGGAGATGAAAGCTTTGAGACTTGCCAACGCCAAGCTCAAAAATAAGAAGCGAACGCCATTTGGAGACACCGGTGAAATTATTGGTAGTTCCCTTGGGACAATGTTTGGTATGCCTGGCATGAAGGGTGTAGGAAAATGGTTAGGTAGTGGCATTGGATCCATATTCGGATCAGGACAATACACAGTTACCGGCCAAAGCCCGGCATACAATGTGCTCAACGGCCAAATTCCTAAATTCAGCACCAGCCACGCTACTAACATTGTTAGTCACCGTGAATATCTGGGTGATATCACAGGAACTGCCGCGTTCACCAACTTGTCTTACCCCTTGAATCCCGGTATGGCGCAAACTTTTCCATGGTTGAGCAGTATTGCAAAGAATTATCAGCAATATCGCTTCCACGGATTAATTTTTG